CAATCACTCACCATTCCCGCATCGTTAAAAGTGGCGGAACCGCCTGCCGTGAAGGTGCCGGTGGTGCCTGAAATGCCATTGGGTAGCCAGACACCAGCAATGCCCAACGTAGCGCAACAAGCGGACACAATGGACGAACAGAGTAAGCGCGAAGTGGAGGCGTTAACGCCAGCCCCCGCTGCACCTGTGCGAAATATTCCACCGCGTGGCCTGCAACAACAGTTCATTAACACCAATAGCAGCCGCTCTACCAACATTCAAAAGCTGGAAGTAAATACCACGCAATTAGTGAGCGGATATTCCTTGGCTGATCAACTGCGAATGGCGGGGGCGTGATGGCAGATTATTTTGATTTGCTGATTGCTGGCGACAGCATTGTTCTCGATGCGTTTGGTTTGCCACTGAGTGTGGACGGGCGCGCGAGTATTGCCCAGGACATAAAACACATGATTCGCGAAAGCGGTTTGTTGGTTGAAATGCTGGCCGAACGCAGCACAGAAAAAGTGAAGCGCAATATGGTTCGCATTGAACAGCGTGTTGAAAGTGATGAACGCATTCGCCCCGGAACCGCGCGCGTGATTCGCCAAAGTAATGAGGAATTTCTAATCACGGCAAAAACAATTAAATACGGCGACATTGAGGTGAGTTTGTGACGGACACTGAAAAAACATTTTCAAAAATGATTACGGATGCAGGGCTACCGGCCACCGAAGCACAAGCGCGTGAAATGTGGGATGAGGTAGCCGCAAGCGTAGACTCACCGTACAACAACAGCAGCTCTTACTCTCCATTTTGGCGAGCCATCACGGCGTTGGTGACTGCGCCGGTGATGTGGATTGTTAACAACTTACTGCTGAAGCTATTGCTGCCCAGTATGTTTTTGCGCACCGCGACCGGACCTTATTTGGAGCTGTTTGGTTGGGCGGTTGATTTGCCCAAGAAGGACCCCGCAAAAGCCCTTGGCAGGCTGGTTTTTTCGCGGTTGCTGACTGCCGGCGAGGTACAAATACCGCGCGGCACGATCGTACAAAGCCCCACGATCAATGGCAAAACCTACCATCTATTGACTACCGAAAATGCTGTGATCTTGGATGGCGTGTTCTCTGTAACGGTGCCGTGCGAGGCCGCTGAAATGGGTGCGGGCTACAACCTTCCGGCGAACTATTACGCCGTGCTCCCTACGCCTGTTTCGGGAGTTGATAGTGTAACGAATTTACCAAATTGGCTGATTCGAGCCGGGGCAGACGTTGAGAAGGATGATGACTACCGGTTGCGTATTCGTAACCAGTTTACGGCCGTGAACCAGTACCACACAGACGCCGTGTACACAAAAATTATCACCCTGTTCGCGAACATTAATACCCGCAATGTGTTTTTTCAGCATGACGCACCGCGCGGCCCTGGCACTGCCAATGCCTATATTTTGATGGATGTTGGCCAGCCTAGCGCGCAACTGCTAGCGGATATTGAAGCGCATGTGATGGCGGACGGGAACCACGGGCACGGCGATGATTTGCGCGTGTTTGCGATGCCGGAAACATTTCACCCTCTCACCGTAACCGTGCGCGCCCGTGCGAACGCGACGGTGGAGGAAAAAACCCAGTTAATTGCTGACGTGACCGGCGCCGTTGCCGCCGCGTTTAGGCAAAACAATCAATACGCCGTATCGGTAGCGGAACCGTGGAGCGAGTTTTCTTTCTCACGCCTTGGTGGTGAATTGCATGGTTTATTCCCCGATTTGTATTCAGTGAAATTCAGCTTGCCGACGATTGTAAGCACGCTGAACGTTGCCCGCCTTTCGACCTTGCAGGTGAATTTGGATGATTAAGCTCGACCTTCCGTTTTGGAGTAATCGCGGGAATTCCATTCCTTTAATTCGTGCAGCACAGCGCTATTGGGAAAAAATAGAAACCTGTTTGCGTTGGCCGCTGACCCAAACAGATCCCGAGACCTGCACGGTGGGGATATTGGGATTCATTGCGTGGCAACGAGACATTACGCGGTTTGTTGGTGAACCCTTGAGCTTGTTTCGGTTGCGCGTGAAATACGCGTACATCAATGCAATGGATGCGGGTTCTGTGGCAGGCATCAAACGCATTTTTGTGCGGTTGGGAATTGGATACGTTGAGGTTCAAGAACGTGCGCCGGACAAAGATTGGGATGTGATTATTTTGCGGCTCACTGACAGCCAGCTTTCACAAAATTCTGCACTTCTGAAAGTGTTGGTTGAGCAGTATGGGCGCACCTGCCGTCGCTATGAATTTGATGTGATTACGCCCGTGACGGTGTACCTCGCAACAATTGAATTTAACAACTCATGGATAACAGATAAGGCGAAATATTAATGGCAGCTATCATAAATTCAGGCCGTGCAAAAATTGCGTTGCAAGCGGGTAATGGCCAACCGCTTGTTGTTACTAAATTTGTGTTTGCTAACGTTCCGGGGCTGAACGTTTCGGCGCCCGTTGACTTGGCTCAAGGTATGCCAATACCGGCGCATATTGTTTATGAGCAAGCGAAGACGGGCCAAGGGTACGTTTCGCTGGACCGCGTTGTTTACAGCGTGATTCTTGGGCCAGCGGTTGGGGACTTTAGTTTCAATTGGGTTGGTCTGGTTGACCAGGACAACACCTTAATTGCGGTTTCATACACGCCACTGCAATACAAATATAAAACCGTTGGCCTTACGGTTGGAAATACACTCACCCGAAATTTTATAACTGAGTATGCCAACGCCGCGACTGTGACAAACATTACTGTTGCGGCTGAAGCATGGCAGATTGATTTTCTGGAACGGCTTACGGATTCCGATGAGCAACGCCGCCGAACCGAGGAAGATTTTTACGGGCGCGCAATGTTCGTGAATGATGGGTTTAAAATTGTTGCAGCGGGTTCAACCGTTAGCGTCAAAGCCGGTCACGGGCACGTTGCAGGGTTGCGCGTGAACCAAGCGGCGGATGCTGTAATTGCCACAACCGTTCTACCGCGTGATGTTTACGTAGAGGCGTATTTGGACGGTGATTTGTCTGGCGCTAACGTAGTTAGTGTGGTGCGAACATCACCCACTAATGTACCGCTAACTGATTTCAATGATGTGCTCGGGAATACCCATTACGTTGTAAAAATTGCGACAGTAAATGCTGGCTATGCGGTTACCGACTTACGAAAAACAGTGCAGTCAAGTAATGCGGTTTTAGAATTTTTGCTTGCGCAGCTTGCATTGAAAGCCCCTAGCATTTCGCCTGCGCTTACCGGTACGCCTACGACACCTACCGCACCGGCAGGCAATAACACAACACAGATTGCGAACACCGCGTTTGTGCAAGCTGCTGTGGCTGCACTGGTGGCAAGTTCGCCAGCCGCATTAGACACGCTGAATGAACTGGCCGCCGCACTGGGGAACGACGCGAATTTTGCGACCAACGTTACCAATGCACTCGCCAGTAAAGCGCCGCTTGCATCACCCGCACTTACCGGCACACCTACCGCACCTACCGCCGCCGCTGGCACTAACACGGCACAGTTAGCGACCACGGCGTTTGTAAACGCGGTGAGAGTTGCGCTTGAGCAAGCCGATGCGTTGCGTGCGCCTATTGCATCGCCAGCGCTGACGGGAGCACCGACAGCGCCAACCGCCGCTGCTGGGACCAATACAACGCAAATAGCAAACACCGCTTTTGTGCAAGCTGCTGTGGCTGCACTGGTGGCAAGTTCGCCCGCCGCATTAGACACGTTGAATGAGCTGGCCGCCGCGCTGGGGAATGACGCGAATTTTGCGACCAACGTTACCAATGCACTCGCCAGTAAAGCGCCGCTTGCATCACCCGCACTTACCGGCACACCTACGGCACCTACCGCTGCCGCTGGCACCAATAGCGCGCAGTTAGCAACCACGGCATTCGTAACCGCCGTGAGAGTTGCGCTTGAGCAAGCCGATGCGTTGCGTGCGCCGCTTGCTTCCCCTGCGCTTACCGGTGTGCCCACAGCGCCCACCGCACCCACCAGCACTAACAACACGCAAGTTGCAACGACGGCATTTGTTAAGGCGGCTCAAGGCTATGCGGTGTCAGAGTATTTAACTGATCCCGGTGTTGATGGGCGCGCAATGAATTGCGCAATTACTAAGCAGGGAAACGTAGTTTCTGGAAATGCGTCAATACAGTTATTTGGCACCAACCAGAATTTGATGTTGTTGCCAGTGGCGTATCGACCACAGCCTGGATTCAAGCAACGCATTTCGGGATCGTGGACAGCATCACTGGAGGGGCTTGGCGAGGGCGCGTTGTTCGAGGTTGAAAGTGACGGCTACATAAAATTTGTAAGTCAAATAAAAGGTTCCGGCCGCGTTTTTATTAACTTCAACATTATTCAAGGCATCGTTTAGTTTGCCGATTGAATACAGGGCTAAAAATGTTCAGTGATTTGCAATTTACATTTCCCGCTATGTTGGATTCCGCATCGTCTAATGCTGCTAGCGCATTGGGCAGTGCTGCAGCCGGTTTAACGGATGCGGCGACCAGGTTAAGTGCAGCGCCTGCTTTGAGCGTTGTAAATAACCCAGTGGCGGGAGGCTGTGCGGGAAGCGGCGATGTGCTCACTGACTTGCGTTACATGCTCGCGACAAAAGTATCGGTGGTGGTTGTTCACCCGTGGTCGCAAGGCATCGGCCAAGGCAATAACTATCACCGGTATTTGTCCGGGGAGAACGCCGTCATTGCAGCGGGTAATAAGTTTGGCGATATGGCAGATACCAACAAACCGGGGGCGGCTGTTGATGCTGTTGCGCTATTACTCACCGGTACAGGGTTCGCTGATTTTGCACAAACGTTAAAACAATTCAACACGGTTTTTCCGATAGAACAAACGCTGATGTGTGAGCGCCGCGCGCGGCAAATTTCTACCGCCGATGGCGACAAACAAATACTACCCGACGCGGCATTAAATGCGCCGTGGCAAAACCGGCGCATGGCGGGGCAGGGAAACAACCGTAACGCCACCGCGCGGGTGAGCGATTTGGTAGCGCATTCGGGTGGCTATGAAAGCGGTGCTGAATCAGTTGATTCAGAGTTGCAGGCACTGATCAATAAAAAAAAGGCGTCATTGATTTTGGCCCAACAACAAGTTGACGCGGTGGCAGCACTATTTTCTGGCGGTGTTGGCCGGGGCGCCGCATTTCAAAACCAAACACCCGCACAAATTAAAAACGCATTGCTGAACAGCGGAGTAGGCCACAGCGCGCCGCTGGCATGTTGCGTTGTTCTTAGTTCGGCGGTTGGTGGCCTGCAACTGGTGATGGAGACGCTAAACCTATGATGCTGAACAATTACACGCTGCCCAATAAAGAGCTGCGCGTCACTATGTCAATGCGGATTGATAGCGAAGACTTGAGCGGGCAGAACAGCGGCACAGCGACCGCGCATAAAGGATTCAAACCAAAAGTATTT